CCGCCTTCTTCCAATCGATCATACATAAGCCTGACATGCTCTATATCCTGATTACCGGAAAACGGAGGATTTGCAATTATCTTAGTATAACTACCTACACTGTCTTTGGTAAAATCTTCATCAAGCAATATTACGTTGCTAAGGGTGTGAAGAAATTCTCTGTTTTCCGGCATCAGCTCATAACATTCAACCATTACAGAAGGACAAGCCCGGTGGATTGCTTTTATAAGCGCGCCACGCCCGGCACTCGGTTCCAGTACCGTATCATCCTCATGTATCCCTCCGGCAAGCATAACCAGCCAGTCGGCAACATCAGACGGAGTTTCAAAAAACTGGTAATCCTGCTGTAGGTTGCACCGTTTACCCTCTTTCAGTATGGAAAACACACGTTCCGGATTAAACGGGAACGTAAAACCCTGTATTTTCCCACCTTGCCATGAGCCTCCGGCTTCTTCTATCCACTTCTTTGCTTCAGCATAGGATTTTTTATTGAATTGAACTTGAGGAAGTTTGAGGATATTGTTCTCAAGAGTACAATGTTTCAGTATTTCTTCCACATTCCATTTTTTGCCTTCGTCAGCCTGTTTTTTCTTTTCCTCCGTTGAAGCGTCCGGCGCTAAAAGTGAAGATATTTTTTGAACAACCGTATTGCTCGCATTCACGAAGGTATTGACACAGGATAGCGCTTCCATGAGAAATTTTGTATCAACATGTCCGGTCTCGTCATAGACGTCTATCCCTTCGGTCATGGATGACAGTTCATTGAGCTGCGCTACACTACCATGTAACGTTTCGATTAAAATCTTTTTTTTGTTCGTCATAACTTTTCTGTAAATAAATTCTAGTTGTGTCTACACTCCCATGACCTAAAAGGTCAGCCAGTTGAATAACATCTTTGTTTTTTTTCAGGAACATTTTAGCAAAGAAATGGCGAAAGGCGTGTGCGTGCATCTTCCTTGGATCAATGCCGCAATGTTTCCCCCATGCTTTCAAGTGCTGGGAAAAGCCTCTCTGGGTCAACGGTCCGAATCTCCCTACCGCAAAAAGCCCGGTCTTACCATGTTCCTTAGCATAGGCTTTCGCTTCTTGCTGCAATTGCTTTTGGAAGAAAAAACGTCTGTACTTGTTACCCTTTCCTTTTAATGTCACTTCCCCGGATATGATGTCTTCCCACGTAAACTGCTGGAATTCCGACAGACGGGCGCCCGTTGTTCCCAAAACCTTAATAAAGAAATAGTAATCCTTATTGTTTTTTGCCTTGAGATATTCCAACAGCCGGTTATATTCCTCCTCGGTCGGCACATTGTTCACATCAAGTTTGCGCTTTATTTTGGGACGCTTCAGTTCTATAGGCTTCTTTAGCCATTTAGAAAATCTTTCGATTGCTGTAATCCGCAAACGGATGGTAGCGGGAGATAATTTTTCTTCTTCAAGACTTTTTATAAACCTCCTGCAATTATCCATGTTTACCTCATT